CAAAAATATATAAATATAGGGAAAAATGTTGAACATCTTGAACCCGAATGCTGTGAGCGTTGATATTATTAGTGTTGATGCGGTTCAAGATTGCAAAATAATCTTGAACCAATCTTGAACCAATCTTGAACCACGGTTTTTATAAGAGGTGAATGAATGAATATAAATAAATATTTAATGCAGATTCGATTTTTAAATCGTAAGATTCGTAGACTGAGAGCCGATATAGAAATATTAAGAGAACATTGTGATTCGTGTGCTATCGAACTTGACCCGAATAAAGTTCAGAAATCCCGAAATTTTTCAAACCCGATTGATTATGTGATTGATAAGGAACGAGAACTTAACGATGCAATTCGTGAAGTTGATAATAAGCGTAGCGAGATTATTAAGATGATTGAATTGATTGATAATGCGAAGGCTTATGAGGTTGTATATATGTACTATGTTCAAGAGTATGAGATGAAAACGATATGTGAGATTCTTGATATTACGTATTCGTGGGGGTATAAGCTTAAAAAGATAGGAATAGACACAATAAGACAAAAAACTACACAATAAGATTGTTGACACCAAGGCTTGACAGCTGATATGATAAAATAGTAAATTAAATAGTTTAAGGACTGCCAAAAGTGGCGGTTCTTTTTTTTCGTTTTTGAGGTGGATTAAGTATGACGAATAAACAAAAGAGATTCATTGAAGAATATTTGATTGACTTCAATGCGACACAATCAGCAATTAGAGCGGGTTACTCACCTAAGAGTGCATTTATTATAGGTGATGAGAACCTTAAGAAACCTAAAATTAAAGCCGAAATTGAAAAAGCACTAGCCGAACGTTCAAGGCGAACGGGAATTACACAAGATAGAGTTATACAGGAACTAGCAAGAGTTGCTTTTGTTAACTTCAACGATGTTGTTGATGAGAACGGAGAAATCAAGAGCGATGCTAGTGCTGATGACTTGGCATGTGTTGAATCATACAAGGTGGAGAACGGGGATTCAATCAACGGTAGGTCAAGTAAACGTGAAGTTAAACTTGCTAGTAAGCTGAAAGCACTTGAACTACTCGGTAAACATCTTGGTATGTTTAGTGATAAGTTCGATGTGAACATGAATTTACCCGTGATCATATCGGGAGAAGATGAACTTGAAGAATAGAAGCAAGGGGAATCGGAAAGCACAGAGAAAGAGAAGAAAAGAGCGGTTGAAAAATAAACCGCCAAAGTGTAAACACAAAGTTCAACTAATTGATGGTAACTTCACATATTACCCCGTTGCATATTGCAAGTATCATCAAGCGTTCATGACTGAGGGATTGATGACAACACACAGATGTGTGAAACGTAAATGTAAGAGGTTGATTCATGGAGATTTATTTACCAAAAGTTGTTGGTAAGGGATATAAAGACTTTTGGAACTTCAAGGGAAGATATAGAGTTGTCAAGGGTTCGAGAGCATCGAAGAAATCAAAGACAACTGCGTTGTGGTATATCTACAACATGATGAAGTATCCCGAAGCTAATCTATTAGTTGTTCGAAAGACTTATAGAACGCTCAAAGAATCATGTTATACCGAACTTAAATGGGCGGTTAATAGATTGGGTGTCGCTAGGCATTGGGATTTTAAAGAATCCCCACTACAAGCAACTTACAAGCCTACAGGGCAGAAGATATATTTCAGAGGACTTGACGATTCATTAAAGGTTACATCGGTAACTGTTGAACATGGTTATTTGTGTTGGATGTGGATTGAAGAAGCCTATGAGGTGATGCATAAAGAGGATTTCGATACGATAGATGAATCTATACGTGGTGAAGTTCCCGATAACCTCTTCAAGCAAGTAACTATTACATTCAACCCTTGGAATGAAAGGCATTGGCTGAAATCAACGTTCTTTGATAATAATGTGTGTGATGATGATATATTGGCTATCACCACTAATTACTTATGTAATGAGTGGCTAGATAAATCTGATGAAAAGCTGTTCGAGCGAATGAGGGTTAACAATCCTAGACGATATCGAACTGCTGGACTTGGTGAATGGGGTAGCGTTGAAGGTGTTGTGTATGAGAATTGGAAGGAACAAGAATTCAAGTTCGTTACACAAGCCGAATATAATGCTGGGGAAGATGGAATAATATCCGATAATCTGAAACCAGCGTTCGGACTTGACTATGGATACACTAATGATCCTTCAGCATTATTTGCGAGCATGGTTGATTTAGATAATCACAAAATATATGTGTTCGATGAGTTCTACAAGAAGGGTTTATCAAACAATAAAATCTATAATGAAATTGTCAACATGGGATATGCGAAGGAACGGATAACCGCTGATAGTTCAGAACCTAAATCAAATGATGAGTTAAAGAGTTACGGACTACATGTTAAAGGTGCCAAAAAGGGCAAAGATTCCGTTAACAACGGTATTCAATGGATTCAGAACTTTGAAATCATTGTACATCCTAGATGTGTTAACTTCATTACTGAGATATCTAACTATACATGGGCAAAAGATAAGTTCGGTAATCAAACTAATACACCGATTGATGATTTCAATCACCTTATGGATGCTATGAGGTACGGACTGGAGAAATATATTAATTCACGAAAAGGTTGGTTGATATGAGGTTTAAGGCTAATAATCTAACTTGGAATATTGATTTCGTTAATGAAGATAAATCGTTAATGAACAGCGATAACGGGATGTATTTCGGCTTAACAGAATATCAATCGCAAAAGATATCAATACGAACTGGATTGAGCAAAGAAATGACACGGGAAACGGTGATACATGAACTTGTACATTGTTTTCTTTTTTCGTTTGGTGTATGTGGATTCACGAGTTTGAATGAAGAACAAGTATGTAATTTCGTAGGCTCACACCTTGATAAGATTTACGATATTACAGAAAAGTTTATGAAGGGGTAATAATGCTAACAGAACAGGAAATAAGGTACTTCATATCTGATGATGCTGGCTCACAGCGTAAGAGGAAATCGAGAGAAGCACAACGATATTACGAAGGTGAACACGATATTCTGAATTATCGTATGTTCTATTACAACTCAGATGGTGAGTTGGTTGAGGATACAACAAGAAGTAACATCAAGATTTCGCATCCGTTCTTTACTGAACTTGTAGACCAGCAAGTTCAGTATATGTTAAGTAGTGATGATTCATTCGTTCGTTCAGATGTTGAGGGGTTACAATCAAAACTTGATGAATACTTTGATGAGGACTTCAAGGCTGAATTGACAGACCTATTGACGGGAACGATCACGAAGGGGTTTGATTATTTATTCGCATATCAGAACGAACATGACAGATTGGCATTTCAATACGCTGATAGTCTTGGTGTAATCGAAGTTCGTGCTAAAGATACAGATGATAACTGTAATTATGTTATCTATTGGTACATCGACAGAATCGCAAAGAATAACAAGGTAATCAAGCGTATTCAAGTATGGGATGATGAGAAAACAACGTATTATGTTCAGAACGATGAAGGGGGTATTGATTTAGATGAAAGTGTTGATATCAATCCACGCCCTCACGTTATTTATGAGCGTGATAACAGTTTGTATTATAAACCATTTGGTTTCATACCGTTCTTCAGGCTCGATAATAACAAGAAGCAAATATCGAATCTTAAAGCGATTAAGGGTATTATCGATGATTACGATATCATGTCTTGTGGCTTGTCAAATAATCTTGCTGATTTTGACCATCCGTTACATGTTGTAAGAGGTTTCGAGGGTGATAATCTTGATGAACTATCGCAGAATCTAAAGACAAAGAAAACTATCGGGGTTGATTCTGAAGGCGGTGTGGAAGTTCACACGGTGGATATTCCATATCAAGCGAGATTGACCAAGATGGAACAGGATGAGAAGAACATCTATCGATTCGGTATGGGGTTCAATTCGGCTCAGATTGGTGACGGTAACATCACTAATATCGTTATCAAATCAAGATATGCACTACTTGATTTGAAGTGTAACAAGCTTGAAATTAAGCTAAAACAGTTCTTGAAGAAGATTGTTAAAATTGTTATTGACGAGATTAACAAGAAAAACAATTCAGCGTATAAAGTTGAAGATGTATGGTTTGATTTCAAACGTGAGGTTATGACCAACGCATCAGATAACGCACAGATTTACAAGACTGAAGCAGAAACTAAGCAGATTGAAATCAACACAATACTTGGATTACATGGGGTTATCGATGATAAGAACGTTATTAAATCAATATGTGATGTTCTTGAACTAGATTATGAGGAAGTGAAGAATAACATCCCCGATGAGTTCGAAGATGACCCGTTGAAGGTTTTGGGCGATGAATAAATGGGAACGAGAAATCACAAAATACCAACTCGAAGATGAAAAGCGAACAATCGTTGAGTTGAAGGCTGTATATTCGAAGGCTAGGGAAGATTTGAAAGCACGAATCGAAGAATTAGGTATACGATATGATGAAACGGGTTTAGAATCCGTTATATATCAAAAGAAGTACCAAGAAGCGATTAAATCACAAGTTGACGGTGCATTAAATCAGTTACTGAGTAAAGAATACACAACCATTGATGATTTCTTAAAAGATAGCTATAACAACGGATTTGTAGGCAATATGTATTTGTTACACCAACAGAAGATAGCATTGGCAATACCGATTGATAACAAGTCCGTTGTTAAAGCCTTGCAGACTGATTCAAAGTTATCAAGGCGATATTATAAGGGTAATCCGTTAAGAAATCGTGTAAATGAGAACGTTGACGTGCTAAAAACTCGTGTGAGGTCAAATCTATCACGTGGAATCGCACAAGGTCAATCATGGGGCGATGTTGCTGTCAATATCGCTAGTGGTATGAATTCCCCGATGCGTAGAGCATTGAACGATTCGATACGTATAGCGAGAACGGAAGGGCATAGAGTTCAGCAACAGGGGTTTTTGGATGCTGGATTTGAAGCAATCAAGAACGGTGCTGATGTTCTTAAACAATGGGATGCAACACTAGATGGAAGAACAAGAGATGAACATCGAGAAGTTGACGGAACAATAATCAAGTGGGATGAAGAATTCGATGTTGGGGGTGAGAAAATGGAAGCCCCATCAGTCGGTGGCTCGGCTCGTAACGTATGCAACTGTAGATGTTGCCTATTGCAACGTGCAAAATGGGCATTAGATGAAGATGAACTTGAAACACTTCAAGAACGTGCGGATTATTTCGAACTCGATAAATCTGAACAGTTTAAAACGTTTCGCAAGAACTACTTGAACAATGTTACTGCTGAAAATAAACCAAATGATTATTCCCACATGATTAAACTTAATGAATCTTTGGGTTCTAATAAAGATGAATTCCATAAACTACTAGATAATTGTGATAATGATAGTATAATCGAGATATACAAAACTCGTTCCGAAGATGTATCAAAATATACTTACACTAAGGGTAGGGGTAGTTTTGATCCCGATGGGAATAGTATTGTTTGGGGTGTCAACGTTGACAAGGCTGGCAAATTTCAAACATTAACCCATGAATTCGGTCATTTTATTGATCATAATTTGTCATCAAACGTGAAACACTCATATTCTGATAAAATCGGGAATAAATCGAACACATTCTTTGATTTTGTTTTCAAAAAGGTTTTGTCAAGTTCGGATGAGTTTATGGGTGCCATGAGGAAAGACAAAGAACTGTTACAATCAATAGGTTTTGTGGAACTTGCAAAACGATTAAAGGATGATAATTTTAGTAGCGGTGTTCAAGATTTCATTGATGGTTCATTTGTTGGTGCAAGAAATAGAATTCGTTGGGGTCATGGTGAGAGTTATTATAATATTCTATATGATAGGTTAGAACTTAGCAGAAAAATGACCGGAACAGACCACGCAAAAGAGCTTTTAGCCATAACTGGGATGAAAACCAAAAAGGAATTGAAACAATATTCTAGAGATGTGATGACAGCTAGAGAATTGTGGGCGAATATAGCATCGGCGGAAACTTGCAATGATAAATCACTAGATTATATCAAGGAATATGCACCAAATTCGTATAAAGCCTTTAGGGAAATTATCAAAGGGGTGAAATAATATGAGTGAATTTGAAAAATTGAATCAAGATTATTTAGAGATGTTTGATGATTCTTTTCCAACATTTCCATTTATGGGGGAGAGTGAAGAAAACATTATCAAAATAATTAAGCGATGTTTGAACGAGGGTAAAGATGTGTATGATCTCGGAATCCTCAATTTAGACGTATTATATTAAATAATTAATTTAGGCAACGGG